GAATCTCTGGTATGTCTTGCATTATTGCCTTTTCTATTAGTAGTTGCTTTGATTCTAGAGCCGATAGTTTCTGGGAAACCATACCGTAGGACATACCTGCGGACACGAGAATTATACCGAACCAAACGGCGTTTTTAAAATTAATCTCAATCATGTTTGCCCATCATTCATTGTATCGTTAATAAGTTTTAACACGTTAAACACATCAACACTACCACCTTTTGCTCTGTTTAAAGTATCAAAAGCACGTTTTTGGTTTGGATCTGTTAAATCAAGATCAGTGTCTGGATAAAAAGAATCTGGTAAGTTACGATCTACTCCTCCTGCTGGGAATGTATCACTACCCATAAAAGCATCACTAGTCATTATATCTACATTAGGATCAGCTGTGTTTATATCTATTTGCTCTCTTATACCTTCGGTAGTTTGTCCTGGTGCTTCTTCAAAAGCTCCTGCTACTAAATCATCTGTTATCGTAGGTTCTTGTGTTAAACTGTATATGTTTGTTAAATTTAAATCATCGTCTTCCTCTTGATCAGCAGTTGTGTCTTCGTTTATATCTTCTCCATCCACATCTATGTTAGGTGGAAATTGAGATCTCATTGATGTGCTTATAAATTGTTCAGCGGTGGGATCTTCAAAACCAAACATCGCCATCGCATCCTTTTGAGCTTTAGCGTCCTCCATGTTTCGTAAAGGGTCAAATCTTTTTGTTATGGCGTCTACGTCATCAACTATACTTATGGGTGTGTCATCTATTAATCTTTGAAAACCAGGATCGATTGGCACAGCATCACCTGCTTGATTGTTTAAATCTTTTATTTTATCATTTTGTGTTTTCATGTAAGCACTGTAGAAATCTTTAAATCTACTTGGTGATTCACTTGTATTCCTTTTCATTGATTCTATTTCAAACAATGGTTCACCGCTTCTTATCTTATTGATGTTTCTGACTAAACCCATAGGGCTTAAATTTTTATAAGCCTGCGTTATACCACTTAATGCTTGCATTACACGATTCGGATGAACTGCTTTGAAAAGATCTGGATCTTGTGCTTTAAAATCACCTTGATTGTTACGAAATTGTTGTCTGTAGTCTTGAAAAGCTTGGCCAGCATCTGTTCCCATTAAACCACCACCTGGTAAAACAGCTCCAGGTCCTTGTGTTCTTATGACATAATTTATTGCAGCGGCTCTGTTAGCGTTATTTAAATCACGACTAACACCACGAAGATCTTGTACAATCTCCTCTTTTCTTTCTTCACTAGTTTTTGGATCATTGTATTGTTTTCTTAAATTATCTTGCTCTGATTTAAATCTAGCTACTTGTCCTTGCGCACCAGATAAACCAGACAGGCTTTGCACCCCTGCTCGTTTCATACTAGCAGCGGCAGCTCTTCTGTCAGATATACCTTTTGGCTCGTCTACTCTTACCCCTGCTTGTCTAGCGATGGCTTTATCTCTTGCTGTCATAGCCATACTACACCATACCTCTCAAGCTACCTAATCCAGCGTCTCCACCTCTTAGTGCTATTGCTTCATCAAGATTACCACCTGCTAGCGCAACTCTTTGTGCATCATTAATCTGTCCTTGAGACACATCAAACTCTCCTGTGTTGAATGAACTTAAATCTGTTGGTGTAAAGCCACCTTCTGGTAAAGTAAAAGCAGTTTGATTTTGTCTGGCCATTTCAACTTCAGGTATAGGGTCAACACCCATGCCAGCTTTAGCTTGAGCAGCGGCGTCTTCAACTTCTTCAGCTCTTACGTTGTACGCTGGTGATTGTTCCATGTCTCCTATTGTAATTAACTCAATAATATCTTCTATGTTATCAATATTATAACCAGCATCTACAGCTCTTACAGGATCAAATACAGCTCTACCTAAAGTAACAAGAGCAGATTTTCTAGCTACATCAGCTAAAGTAGGATCTAACACTTTTGTCATACCATCTAAAAATTTAGGATCAGATAAAGCATTCATACCAAATCTTGCCATCAACATAATACCAGCAGAACTAATAGGATTTGTTAGTATTGCACCACCAGTAAGTAAGTTAGTTATAGATCCAAGACCACCTAACACACCACGACGTTTAACGAATGATGAAACATCACCGTAGTTTGGAACTTCAACGGCTCTTGCTAGTTCAACTACCTCAGTTATTTTCTGTAAAACACCCTCAGCATGTTTTGTCTTTGCAGCTTCGCTACCAGAAATTTGTGATTTAAACATCTCAAGAACTCCTGCTCTTCTATTGATATCATTAAGAGCAAAAGCATCAGCTACTTTCTCTATGTCCATAATAGGTATGTTGTAATTAATTGTTTGTGTTTTAGGTGTCTGCTGTTTACCAGTAATAAACTGTTTTGTTTTTTTCCATATGCCTAAATCATTTTCATATATTCTTATTTTACCACTAACAAAATCTGTGTTCTTGTTGAGTATATCATTAAAGTAAGCTCTGGTTGCAGCGTTGAAAGCATCATCACCAAAAGCTTTACGCATTTCTTTAAGCGCCATAGGAGATGCAATTGTTTGATCATCAAAGAATATTTTTGCCATTTGATCTGCATATAAATAACCTGGTCTTTTAACAGCACCAGGTATTGCAATATTAGGATCTGTTTGTTTAAGAAGCATTGCTGTTCTTCCTTGTAAAGAATCAGCATTTTGAAATATAAAATCGTTCGCTACGGTGTAACTATCAGCCCACTCTTTTGCTATAGCCTGTTGTCCACTTTTTAAAGTTTTCCAACTTCTAGGATCATTTAACGCTTGCAGTGATAAGGCGTGAAAATCAGAAACCAATAAAGCTTCGTCCGAGTTTTCTGATAATTTAAGATTAGGCATGTTTCTTTTTACTTGGTTTAATCCTTCAACAAATGTTTTAAATTGTTGAGCGTTTAAGAAATCAGGTAAAGAGTCAAAATTCATCAAAGCATCTTCTATATCTGCACCTGCACCTTTAATATTTTTCATCAGTGAATCAAAACTTGTTTGTTGGCCATACACATAATCATCAGGGCTTGTCGCTACAGGTGTTTGCGTCATAGGTATTTGACCTTTTGATTTTTGCAAACGCAGAGCCAACGCCATTTCTTTTAATTTTTTTGTAGGAATAAATGCTTCACCATTTAGAGCATCTGCATATTTTGCTACGTTGTTGTATAACGTGCCCTTCATGACACCATACTCAGAAATCATTCTTCTAAATCCTTCGTCTATTAATAAACCAGCATCATTAAACAAATGAACAGGCGAAAATGTTTCTATATTTTTTAACATTTGTGCACTCACAGCTGCTAGCTGAGCATTCTGTGATATACGTGCGTTGGTTGCAACAATTGGAAACAAACCAACAACAGGTGGTAGTCCTTGAACTAAACCGCTGCTTGTTACGTTGAACGTGCTCATTGGAATATTATGTGTTCTACCTAAAGTTGCTAATCTTTTTGCATCATCATCTACACCTAAAAAGTTTTTACCTATAAAAGGTTTTATGTAAGGAAACAATTTAGCTAAACCTACTGCACCACCCGACCATAGTATTTCATTTCTAACATTTAATATATTTTCTACAGTAGAATCATCACTTTGATCAGCAGGTATGCCCTGTAAAAATCTGTATACCTCATTCATTGCATCGTAAGTTGCATCAGAACCAGCTCTTGCTAGAACGTTTACCATTACAGTGCTTTTTCCTGGATTAGCTTCTAAAAATCCACGAATACCTTGTCTTCTCGCTTCGTTTGCAAACAAAGGTATGTTGAAGTTTTTTGCACTTGCAAACTTTACATTACCAAGAGATAGCCCTGCTAAGAAAATATCAGAAGCTATAACAGACATGTCACCCATAAATCTTTTTGGATCATCAGGTGCACTTTTTAAAAGTAAATTACTATAAGCCTCGCCAAGAGCTGATGGTGAAAAGTCTAACATAGATCCGCCCATCATAGGCATTAGATTTCCTATTTGCTCAGATATGTCTCCCATGTATTGAAAGGCACCAGCTTCTGCTTTTTGTTCTGCTAAATTTAAATCTGCTCTTATAGGATCTTTAATCTGCATTTGTCTAAATTGATCCATCTGTGTTGGAACAGACTCTTCTTTTTCAGCTAATAAACCACCACCTGAGTTTGTATTATCTATAGTGTTTTGCTGTTGTTGAAACTGCATGATAATATCACCGAGCATTTGTTTTTCAGCTTCATTTCTTGGAAAATTATCTGTGCCGTCTGCACTGTACAGTGGTATACCATCTACAACGGATGGCACATCTATTACGAAATCACCAGCTGCTATGCCGTATTTAGATCCTTGTATTGTATACTGCATTACTCAACCGCCTGAAAAGAATAAGTTCCATCTTGATTCATGATAACATCATAAGTTATAGGTTCTGGGGTAACAGAATAACCAAACAACGTGTTATAATAATTATCACCAACAAACTCTCCATCAACAACATAACTTAAACTACCACCTCTATCTGCTGCTAAAGATGCTGCGTCCTTAGGGAAGTTACGTTTTAGTAAGTCTGCTTGTGTTTGGTGGGCCGCGAGCAGTTCGTCCTGCACAACTTTTAGTTTAGTTAGAATCGCTTGAGAAGAATCATTGTATATGTTTAATGTCTCTGCTGCACGCTCGATATCATCTAAGTTTAGTCGTCCTGATGATTTACGTGCTCTAGCCAACGCATAAATAATAGCTTGAGCTCTAGCCTCATTCTCAGGAATTTTTCTATCAAACTGTAATCTGTTAAAAATTAAATCTTTGTTTCTTTGTCTCTCTGCTTCTGTGTCACCCTCAAAGTGTAAACTTAAATCCTCTACTTTTGCTCTATCTATTAATCCAAGTCCATCTGCCTCGATACTATCAAGTAGGTTATTAATCATCTTAAAGTTTTCTCTTGCCTCAGGTGATATACTTGCGTCATCACTCATCGCAATGATGTCACTTAAGTCTGTCAACCAAACTGTTTTACCTCTACCACCCTTGTTACTACCAGTTATTGTGTCTGTATATTCATCTGTGAAAAAGTCTTTAGTAAAGTCACTTGCAATCTGACCATACTTCTGCACTTGTCTTCTAATGTAACCAGTGATTGCAACACGAGTTGGATCACCACCTAGTTCAGGATCAACAGATTTCATTATCTGTCTTAGTGAGTAAATGTTTTTTGCTATGTTGTTATAATCTGCAAACAGCTCATTGTATTGAGTCATGTTCTTTGTAACATCATCTACGTTTTGTGTTTTAGTAGATATAATCTCTACTGTAGTTGCATCAGGAACTAATTGATAAATAAAATCACCTGTAGCTGGGTCTTTTTGTTGTGTAGGCACGTAGTATTGATTATTCATTCTAAATCCTGCACGCTCTACTCTTACACCGTTTTTATCTAAAAAACGTATTTGAACGGGGTCAGACTTATATTTTTCAATACCAAAGTCTAACGCTGCTTTGGCATTTGTGTTAACCATTTTATTGTAAGCTTCTTGTTTGTTAGCGTGGTTTTTTACTCTAGCTTCAAATGTTTTTAATTCTTGTTGTTGTAGTAAATTTTGATTTATGCCGATAGCTTGTGCAATAGCTGCTAATCTTCTAGCTTCTTCTTGCTGTTTAAAATTAATTTTACCAGCCTGTGCTTTTGCTTTTGCCGCTCTTTCTACTTGTGCGATCTTACCTACTTCATTAAGTAGTTGAGTGCCTGCTCCTGCAATCGCTGGAGCTATTCTACCTCCAACTGTAGGTTTCATCAAAGCAAGACCAGCTTTTGCTAGTGCTAAATACTTATCACTCTTGTAACTTGGTGTTGGAAACATTGCATCAAGCTCTTCTTTTGTTTTTGCTTTTGGTGTTACAAGATTTGCAAACTCTTCTCTGTTTAATAAAAACTGCATTAAGTTAAGTTCAGGTGCAGGACCTGGATCTTGCAAGTTAGTAAAAACACTTGCAGGTAAATTTGTTGGCATTGTGTTTACGCCAGACCCTGTGCCTGTAGTGACTCTGCCTATGTTTTCTGGGTTTACAATATCCGTGCCGCTGCTTTCAGTGCCTACATCAAATATATCTTCTTCTAGATTAGGATCAGGATACGTTACCATTAACTGCTCCCCTGATTACCAAATATAGATCCAAACGTTCCTAGACCAGATATACCTGCTCCTATCGCACCTAATAGTGGATTAGTAAATGGTATAGGCTGTTCAATTGTTCTCTGTTGAGCAGAAGGCACTCTTGATAGTTGGTCCTGCACAAATCTTAATCTATTCAATGGCTCTTGTTGTCTAGCTGTTGTTAATCTTAACGTTTCATCAGCTAATGCTTGGTTTCTAGCTTGTCTCTGTCCACCTATTGTTCCTAAAGTTCCTACGCCTTGTTGTCCTAAACCAAATCCTAATTGTCCTAAACCAGCAATACCTTGTCCTAGATTAGCCTGACCTTGCCCTGCTTGTCCTAAAGCTTGTCCCACGCCTAAGTTTCTAGCCTGTGCTCTTTCAAAAGTATCCATTGCCTTTGCTTGAGCTTGTTGAAAGTTTCTAGATAAATCTTCTGATATTCTTCTTGATTTTATATCTTGTAAGTTTTTGGCTAATTCTGCTTCTTGCACACCAAATCTTGATCCTCCAAAAGCTCCTGCTTTTTGTGCTTGTGTTGCTAAATTAGCTTGCGCTTTTGCAGCTTCTTCATCCATTTGTTTTAATGCTTGCTGTGTTACGTCAGCTTGGTATTGATCAAAAAACTGTTGATAATTACTTTGGCTAGGATCAAATTGACCTTGCGCAGCTTGTAATGCTGGTATGCCACTGGCCGCGGTCTGTTGGCCTGCTTGCATTCCTGCTAAAGCTTGATCTAAAAAAGGCTGAAAAGATGCTACTCCAGTTCTTGTTACACCTCCTGTTGCAGGGTCAAAAGTGAAACCTAACTGTCTAGCAGCTTCACCAAATCCTGCTTGTTGAAATTCATCAAAAGGAGCTATTGCTCTTTCTTGTGGAGTTATTGGTTGATCTGTCGCCGCAAAGACAGAATCCATTAAACGTCTTCTATAGTCCTCTAAAAACGGAGCTTCTCTAGATATCTGTGTAGTCACGTTATCACCGTTTGCCATTATACTGTTGGCCCTTTCGAAGACTCTGGGTCTAATTTATTCATTAAATTATACATTGCATTTGGTCCGCCTGCATTGTCAACAGCTTTCGCTGTAAATACAAACTCACCGTTACTTAACATAGCTGGTATCTTATCATCTTTTGGTCCACCAGGTCCATATACCATACCTCTTTTTTCTAATCCGCCTAATGCTAGTCCAACGACACCGCCTGTGTTAGCCTGTTTAACTTCATTCGACATACCACTCATAGGCATTGAAACAAGACCTGGATCAGTTGCTCTGTCCATGTTTGCCATATCTCTAATATTTAAAACGTCCATCAATTCTGATCTAGCATCAATCGGTGGAGCATCATCAAACATACCTGCTACGCCTCCCATAGCCATGCCACCACGTGATGCCGCCACGTTTTCGTACTGACCTGTAGCTGTATTATATCTTAAACCTTTTAACATGTCCTCTGCTGGAGTTGGAGATAATCCGTAGTCAGCAGGGTTAGGGTTTTCACCTCTAGCTTTTGCTGCATAGTAGTCATCAACCGCACTTCTATATTCTTTTGCTGCCGCAGGATCTTCTGGTGTGTCACCTATTAATGCTAAATATGTTGCGAGCCCTGGTCCGAGAGTCGATGCTATTGATCCAAGTAACTTACCTTTACCTGTCAATCCATCATCATCATACAGACCTGTAAATATGTCTGTCATTTTAAACCTACCGCCAGTGGCGTCCTCTGTTTGTTGTGCTAGTGTGTTTAAACCTCGTACTTTTTTACCGTAATCTAAACTAGATTCTATAGGATCAGTAAACTGTCCTCCACCTTGGTTAGCTGCATCCATAGCGTCCATGGTGCTCATTCTTGTTCCCATATTTGTAGCGCCATCAGCGGGCACTGCATTTGGATTTAAAAATTGTTGTGCAAAATCAGTCCCTACTAGTTTTTCAGTTCCAGCAGTCAAAGCTTGGTTGGTGAGAAAAGACATTAATGGGTTTTTTTGATATTGAGATGTTAGTAAGTTAGGTAAAAATCTGGTAGCCATTTGAACCATAGGGTTCGCTTTGCCAAAAAACGGCATTCCCGTTGCAAATCCTGCTGCAATGGCTATAGCTTCTGGGCTATTTTTAAGTGTTGCCCTAACTTTTCTAAAAAAATTTTTAAACATGTACTCCTAGCAATTCATGATATTGTTAAAATGCAAGGAGGCTGCCTTGGATATATGCCTAATTAATTGTATATTTATAGGCAAAATATTGCTATATGACAATAGATAAATGGAGGAGATCCGAATGCAGAAAGAGATAAAACTAAAATTTGACGCAATACGACCTTTTGGACCCACCGTAGTAAAGGGTAAAGTTCCAGATTTTTTAATAAATTTAGTAAACGAAAAGTGTGATGAGTTGTTAGGTGATCCTAAATTAGCTAAACAATGGGATTGGTCACCTAATTTAGCTGGTAACGTTAAACAAGAAGTTCGCATGCCACCAGAGTGGATTGATAAAGAGGGACAGCAATTGGTTTTTTTAATTGGTGAGATGGTTAAACAATACTTAAGCATACCACCAGCTAGTGAAACACTAGCACCAGAAAAAATAGATAAGATGGTTATTGAGTCCATGTGGGCCGTGAGCCAATGGGCAGGAGACTTTAATCCAGCACATATGCACGATGGTGATTTATCGGGTGTGTTTTATACTAAGATGCCAGAAAGCATAGATAAAGAAAGAGCGGCTGAGGATCATTACCCTAGCGTAGGTGATATTCTCTTTATGTGTGGTGATCCAAAAACTTTTAGTGGACACAAGTTACAGCATCCACCTGAAGTAGGTGACATATTTATGTTTCCATCATGGCTTACACACATGGTATATCCATTTAGAACACCAAATGAAGAACGAAGATCAGTATCATTTAATTTAAGATTAGTTCCTAAAGAAGCAACTTTTACTACAGATAAAGATAAGGAGAAATGATTAAAGTTACCGATAATGTTTTCGACGAAAAAGACATAGATGTTTTTTATTCTGAGTTTAGAGACAATATGGGTTGGACCTTTACGGGGACGGGGGGATCAGAAGATAGTAATTGGAGAAAATTTCACATGCTTCTTAATAGAGATAATCCTGTGCATTCAAAACTTTTTGATAAATCAGATGAACTATTTAAAGAAACTTTACCATCATTTGCAGAGACACATGAACTAAAAAATTATTATGCAAGTGGATATTTATATGGAACTCATCATCAAATACATACAGACTATGATAAAGGAGGTTTTACAGTTATGTTTTACCTTAATAAACTTTGGGACGTATCATATGCAGGTGAAACAATTTTTCTAAATAACATAGGAGATATTACTAATTCAGTTATCCCTAAACCAGGTAGGGCTGTAATATTTGATGGTAACATACCTCATGCCGCTAGAGAAGTCAGTAGAATTTGCGTTGAGTTAAGAATGGTGGCAACTTTTAAATATGAAGCAAAATGATAGAGATTTTAAAAACTCCAATATTTACACATGAAGTTTTTAGTTTTAGCCTACCAAATTTTGAAACTTACAAAAAACAAATTGAACAGATAGTTTTGGTAGAGGAAAATAAATCTATACATAAAATTGACACGTCACCAGAGAATGAGTGTAATGTAAAAGCTAAAAGAACTGCTTGGAACTCACATCAAAAATATTTTGCTTTACAAAGAATTTGTGATGATGTTTCTAATTATGTAGAGCAATTTGTTGCCAGTGAAGATTATGATGCGCCAAAATTTGAAACGCAAGAATGTTGGATTAATTGGTATGGAAAAGGTCAAAACGCCTTACCTCATCATCATGGTTCTAATTTATCTGCGGTTTTGTTTGTTGATGTTGAGAACACAGATGCTAATTTTTATTTTCACGCGGATAAAAATTTAGTTCTTCATAAAAAAACTGATGTGCACACTAATTTTAACGATATCGTTGAGGTAAAGGCTAAAAACGGCACAGTTTTATTTTTTGATGGTAGCATTACGCACTCTGTATCACCAAACTTAACAGAAAAAAGAAGAGTCACAATGGCTATAAATTTTAAACCTGTTTATACGTATGAAAGAAGTGAATATTAATAAAGTTCCAATGGTTAGGATTACTTGGCTTGATGCAAGAGATATGGAAACAGGTTGGCTTTCTATAAAAGAAATAATGGAAGCGCCTTTGGCCGTGTGCCAAGAAGTAGGATACATGGTTGTAAACAATGATGATAAGATTGTAATTATGCGATCTTGGTGTATAGACAAAGATGATAATCACGGAGGGGGTGCCATTGCTATTCCAAGAGGCTGGGTAAGAGAGATAGAATATTTGAAAGTGGATTATGCTGTTAAAAAATAAAGATATAAAAAGAATTAAGAACAAAAAAGTTACTTATGTAAAAAAGTTTACTCAAAATTTAAGAAATTATAATTTTGATATTCTTGCTAGTTTAATCGATGATTATTCTCTAACTGTCTTAAACAAAAGTAATATACTGAATTTTAATGCTACCTGGCAGGTTAAAGATGTTCATAAAACAAATACTGATTTTTTTGTTTTTTTAGATTTTCTGTATAAGATTTTTAAATACACTCCTGAAACAAGGGATGGAGTTGATTTATTTTTTTCTTTCGTCACAAATACAGGAATATCACATGTAGATACAGAAGATGTTTTTTTAATTGGCATGCACGGTAAAACTATTTATCGAATAACAGATACTAATAAAGATTATTTGTTAGAATATGGAGATCTTCTTCACATACCAAAAGGAATTAGACATAAATCAATATCATCTACCCCTCGAATAATTGCTTCAGTAGGTTTTTATGGCGGAAAATATGCAAATTAAATTATTCATAGGCACACCTTGTTATGGTGGTATGATAACGGCCGACTACTTTAAAAGTTGTATGCAACTCGTAGCTCTTGCATCCACACAAAAAATAGAATTACAGTTTGGCACGATAGGTAATGAATCATTAATTACTAGAGCCAGAAATACTTTGGTGCAATTGTTCATGGATGGTGATTATACTCACCTTTTATTTATAGATTCTGATTTAGCTTTTAATCCAGAGGCAGTAATAAGAATGCTTGAGTATGATAAAGATGTTGTTACGGGCATATATCCAAGAAAAACAATCGATTGGATAAAAGTTAAGAAAAGATTAAAAGAAAACCCAGAAATGTCAGAGGATGAGTTATTAGCAGCATCTCTTCAATATAATTTAAATGTAAAAGATCCTAAAAACATACTTACACAAAAAGGTTTTATTGAGGTTATGGATGGTCCTACTGGTTTTATGTTAATACAAAGAGATGTATTTGTAAGAATGGCTAGCGTTTATCCAGAGTTAAAATTTGTGCCTGACCAGCATATTAATCAATCTCATGATAAAGAATTTAATTATCACAAAACATCTGATTGGAATTATACTTTTTTTGATACTATGATAGAGCCACAAACAAAAAGATATTTATCAGAGGACTATGCTTTCTGTCGTTTGTGGCAAAATATGGGCGGTAAAATTTATGCAGATGTATTAAGCGGTTTGACACATTACGGAAACTATGCTTTTAAAGGCAATGTTGGAACACAGTTTAAATTAAAATGACTATTCTTAAAGTAATTGATAATGCTGCGCCTGAAGAAATTTTCACATTAGCTTCTAAAGAATGCACTAAAGGAATTTGGCAATTTAATAATGTTTCTTTTGAAGGAGACACTAATTCTGGTTTCGGGGCAAGTGATTATATATCTGAAGTCAATTCTTCGATAAAAAAAGGTGAGTTTAATAAATCAAATATTATTTATAATCTTTGGAATGCAATTAATGGTAAAATAAAAGTAGAAGATAATTTTAAAAACACATTAAAAAGAGTTCATTTAAATTGTGGTCCTCCTTTATATGACCAAGCATGGCATCGAGATGATCCTGCTGTTTTTTCAAAAGACATAACTGTCGTTCACTTTTTACATTCAACATGGGATGTAAAATGGGGTGGAGAGATGATTATATTTGATGAAGCTTTAACAAGAGTAACATCAGGAGTTATTCCTCTTCCCAACAGGGCTGCTGTTTTTCCTTCATATCTTCCTCATAGAGGAGTTACTGTGTCCAGAATATGCCCTGTTATGAGAGTATCTATTGCATTTCAATGTGCTTTTAATAATACCCTTTAATTTTGAATAAAATAGGTTAAAATAATTAGCCATGCAATTAGTAGATCTTAAATTTAGACCAGGCATTGATAAGCAAGATACAGCATATTCTGCTGGTGATGAGCGTAAGTATGTTGATTCTGATTTTGTTCGATTTCACTACGGTAAACCTGAAAGATGGGGTGGCTGGGTTAATCTTCCAAATCCTAATGTAACAGTGGTGGGCGTTGTTAGAGATACACACTCATGGATTGGTTTAGATGGTACGAGATATTTAGCTTTAGGAACAGACAGAAAACTCTATATTTTTTCTGAAGGTAAAGTTTATGACATAACACCACTTAGAGAAACACAAGCTTTAACTAATCCATTTGCAACATCATCTGGTTCTTCAACTGTGACTGTAACAGACGCTGGCCACAACGCTGAAGTCGGTGCTTTTGTAACATTTGACAACGGATCTGCCACAAACGTGGTTGATGGTATAGATTTTAATGCTGAGTTTGAAATACTTACAGTGCCTACAAGCAACACTTTTACAATAAATGCAGGCACTAACGCCTCGGGCACTACGGCTGCTGGTGGAGGTTCAGTAACTGCTACATATCAAATAAATCCTGGGCCAACGTCTTCAACTTATGGTTATGGTTGGGGAACTGAAACATGGGGCGCAAGCACTTGGGATGAACCAAGATCTTCTTCAAATGTTGTTGTAGCTGGTAGAAATTGGTCACTAGATAATTTTGGTGAAGACTTAATTGCAACAGTATTAGATGGCGGCACGTTTATTTGGGACACGTCAGGAGGTTTAGCTGCAAGAGCAACGGCTTTATCAAATGCTCCAACCGCATCGAGATTTAGCATTGTTTCTACAGATACTAGACATTTATTAATTTTTGGAACAGAGACTACTATTGGTAATACAGCCACACAAGACGATTTATTATTTAGATTCTCAGATAGAGAAGACGCAACAGACTACACACCTGTTGCTACAAATGAAGCAGGTTCGTTAAGAATAACAGATGGTTCAAGAATTGTTGGCGCCGTAAAATCAACAGGTCAGATACTAGTTTGGACCGATACTTCACTACACGGTATACAATTTGTCGGCACACCTTTTACATTTGGTCTTAGACAACTTGGTGCAAACGCTGGTTTGATAGC